GCTGTTGTTACCAAAGTCCATTTTAGTCATTGCTCTTAGATAGTGTAAACATGCTGTCCAATATTTTGCCTCTAAACTATTCTGACAATAAAACTGTCCTACTATTGTCATTTGATCCACACTTGAGTTCTGGTATGCATAAAACGGATAATTATTATGTATAGGTGAAACATTATTATAATTCGCAGAGTGACTTACAATAATTGTAGGAGTATATGGAAATACCATATTCCCGCCACCTTCTAAACGAAGTGGAGTTAATAGTCCAGAAACGGACTGTCCCTTTAATGCTTGTGGAACGGATAATTTGACACGCCAATCTTTTTCTTCTAATTCAGTAGTAAACGAAGCAGACTGTTTTGCTTGGAAATCAGGTTTACCTTTTCCTGGCAAATTTTTGCCACGTAAATTAGACATAAGATCGCCAGCACCTTCAGAAATACCACTGAAAATGTCTTGTCCTATATCTTTTACACCGTCAATAGCATCTGTTATAAACTTTGGTGCATTGGCACTAGCATTGCTCTGTCCGGAAGAGTTAGTACCAGTAGGGGGTTTGCTTTGGCCTCTCGCATAGTTGCGAGCAGATACGTAATCACTGTCTCTAGATCTTGCCATAATTTAATTGTCTCCTATATACATTATTTAGTTGACTTTATTAACAGAGTAGTTTATAATATAACAAACAATCGGAGAAAATATGAATAAACGTGTAAATTATCTAAACAACAAGGACATATTAAAGGAAATACACAAATCAAAGACTACATTCTGTAGTTATGTTGATCCTGAATATGGCCAATTTGATATAATCTTACCAGAAATTGGTAAAATTAATATTAGAACAATAGCTGAAGCAAAACGCAATAAAGCAAAACGCTTACAGCAACAAGCCTTTGAAGCCGCAAAATTAGCAGGTAAAAGAGTAAAACTTGCTGAGTTTGAAATTGACTATAGAAAGATACAAAAAGACGAGTTAATTTTTAGGATTATGTCATTTGAACATATTCCAGAAGAACCGGGACGGAAAAAGAATCCTAAAACACCAGCAGACTATAGAGTTAAGTTAAACTTTCCTCCTTTTCAACATTATAAATTTGACGACGGTGATAGTTTAGTGTGTGTTGGAAAAAGCCACTGGGAAGGTGGTATGGATAACGGATACTTTAACAAAGCACACGGTAAAGCAACTAACAAACTTGCTATGATGTGGATGAAGTTATGTGATAGATACGCAACAAGAGGCAATGTACGTGGATATACTTACAATGATGAAATGCGTGGACAAGCAATTCTACAGTTAGCACAAATTGGTTTACAGTTTGACGAATCAAAGTCTAACAATCCGTTTGCTTATTATACTGCGGCAGTTACTAACTCATTTGTAAGAGTTATTAATATTGAAAAACGCAATCAGAATATTAGAGATGATATATTAGAAATGAACAATATGAATCCTAGTTATACTAGGCAAGCACAAGGCGAATGGGATCGTGTTAAAACACAAGAAGCTAAACCTGTTCCAAATCCATCCAAAAACGCTTGACTTATATTAAAATATAACGTATAATATACAAAAGAGGAGTACGGATGTTTAAAAAAGCGGCAGTATTTACAGATATTCATCTTGGATTGAAGTCTAACAGTAGACTACACCTACAAGATTGTGAAGACTTTGTAGATTGGTTTATTGAACAAGCAAAAGCTAACGGTTGTGAAACCGGTATTTTTTGTGGTGATTGGCATCACAATAGAAATACCATTAATGTACAAACACTAGATGCAACTACACGTTGCCTAGAAAAATTAGGTGCGGCATTTGAAAAGTTTTACTTTTTTGCAGGTAATCACGACTTGTACTACAAAGACAAACGTGATGTTTACAGTGTAGAGTTTGGTAAACATATTCCTGGTATTACATATGTTGATGAAATACTAGTTGAAGATGATGTTGCATTAGTTCCTTGGCTTGTTGGCGAAGAATGGAAGAAGATTAGTAGCATAAAAACAAAATATATGTTTGGTCACTTTGAACTGCCTAGTTTCTATATGAACGCAATGGTACAGATGCCTGATCACGGTGAATTAAAAGCTGAACATTTCAAACATCAAGATTATGTGTTTAGTGGACACTTCCACAAACGTCAAGTACAAGGTGCAGTACATTACATGGGTAATGCTTTTCCACACAACTATGCAGATGCATGGGATGATAAACGTGGAATGATGATACTTGATAAAGAAAATAACAAAGAACCTCATTATATTGATTGGCTTGACTGTCCTAAGTATCGTACAGTTAAACTTAGTCAACTACTAGACGAAAAAGACACACTACTTAAAAACAAAATGTATCTTAGAGTAACACTTGATCTTCCAATTAGTTACGAGGAAGCAAGTTTTATCAAAGAAACATTTATTAATGAATACGATTGCAGAGAAATTACATTAATTCCTAGTCAGCAAGACGAAGAAATACATACAGACATTGACATTAGTACATTTGAAAGTGTAGATGAAATTGTTACTAAAGAAATTACTGCATTGGATACAGAAAACTACGACAAGAAGTTATTATTGGGAATTTATGACGAACTATGATTAAAATAAAAAGTTTAACCGTAAAGAACTTCATGAGTGTGGGCAATCAGACCCAAGCAGTTGATTTTGATAAACAACAACTAACACTTGTGCTAGGAGAAAACCTTGACCAAGGTGGCGATGATAGCGGATCACGTAACGGTACAGGTAAGACTACTATTATTAATGCATTAAGTTATGCCTTATACGGGCTTGCTTTAACAAATATTAAACGCAATAATTTAATTAATAAAACTAACAACAAAGGTATGTTAGTTACGCTGTCTTTTGAAAAAGATGGGCGTGATTATAAGATTGAAAGAGGACGTGGTCCTAACTTATTAAAGTTTTATGTAGACGGTCAAGAGCAAGAAATGCTAGATGAGTCGCAAGGCGATTCACGTAAAACGCAAGAAGACATTATACATCTATTAGGTATGTCGCATAATATGTTTAAGCATATTGTTGCACTAAACACATACACAGAACCGTTCTTAAGTATGCGAGTTAATGATCAAAAAGATATTATTGAACAATTACTTGGTATTACAATATTGTCTGAAAAGGCAGAAGTACTTAAAGAAAAAGTAAGACAAACTAAAGAAGCAATTACAGACGAAACGGCTCGTATTAATGCTATTGAAACTAGTAATACACGTATTGGTGAAACTGTACGTAGTTTGCAAACAAAACAAAGTGCTTGGAATACAAAACAAAAAGAAGACATTGCTAAACTAGAACGCTCAATTGACGAATTAGAACATTTAGATGTAGAAGATGAACTAGATAAACACGAAAAACTATCTACTTGGGAAGAAAAAAATAATGCTATTTTGGCTCTTAAAAAAGAGTTAAGCACATTAGAGCCAGCATTAGTACGTGCAGATAGAAGTGTTGAAAAAGCACAAAAAGATGCAGAAAACTTAGATCAAGGTACATGTCATACATGTGGTCAAGAGCTACATGATGAGAAAAAAGAAGAACTAGCAGTTAAAAAGAATAAAGAACTTGAAGATGCAATAGCATATCAAACAGAAGTAAGTGATAAAGTTATAGATGTAACAAAGTCTCTTACTGACATTGGTGATATTAATGGTAAGCCTACAGCGTTCTATGAAACTATTAAAGAAGTATATGATCATAAACAAAACGTAGCACAATTACAAGAAGCACTTGATCGTTCTAAAACTGAAATTGATCCGTATCAAGAACAAATTGATGAATTAAACAATAGTGCTATCCAAGAAATTAACTGGGACACTGTAAACAATTTGACAAGTCTAAAAGAACATCAAGACTTTATGTTAAAACTATTAACAAACAAAGATAGTTTTATTCGTAAGAAAATTATTGATCAAAACTTAGCATACCTAAACAACAGACTTACAAATTATCTTGACAAACTTGGATTACCACATAGTGTTGTATTCCAAAATGACTTGTCAGTTGAGATTACACAACTAGGACAAGACCTAGACTTTGATAATTTAAGTAGGGGTGAGCGTAATAGACTTATACTTGGTATGAGTTTTGCATTTAGAGATGTTTGGGAAAGTTTATATCAGAATATCAACTTATTGTTTATTGATGAGTTGATTGATAGCGGAATGGATACTAGCGGAGTTGAAAACTCTTTAGGTATTTTGAAGAAGATGGGTAGAGAAAGACAGAAGAATGTTTATCTTATATCCCATAAAGATGAATTAGTAGGAAGAGTAACACACGTTCTTAAGGTTATAAAGGAAAATGGCTTTACATCATATGAGAACGATGTAGAAATACACAATGAATGACGATACACACGATAAATTGACTAAGGCATATATGGCATACTTTAAGGCAAACGAAAAGTTTGAGGCTCGTAACTCTGTACGAACGCATCGTGAGAGCAGAAAGTGGTTACGTGAGATACGATCACTAGCAAAAGAACGTATGGACGAGATACATCACAAGCATAATTCCAAGAACGAGGCCCCAGAATCATAGGCAACGGTAAGTACCAATATGCAATGGACTTATCAAGGTAAAAAAGTGAAAGAAATGCCTGAAGGCGTTGAAGCATTTGTCTACTTGATAACAAATAAAGTCAATGGCATGAAGTACGTAGGCAAAAAACTAGCAAAATTCAAGACAACAAAGCCCCCGCTAAAAGGCAAAAAAAACAAAAGACGTGGAACAAAAGAAAGTGACTGGCAAACTTATTGGGGATCTAGTGATAGACTTAACGCAGACGTTGAACAACTAGGCGAAGATAACTTTACTAGAGAAATATTACATTATTGTCCAAGCAGAGGCATTGCAAGTTACTTAGAGGCACGAGAACAGTTTGAACGCAGAGTACTCGAAACAGATGAATACTATAATGGTATTATTAATGTTAGAGTTGGTGGATCAAAAATTCTAAAAGAACACTTACAAAATATATAGGCAAATCAATACAGCACATAAGGATAGCGGGCCAGATAGATAATTCCGCTGTGTAAAGGGTGGCGTGAGAACCACACACGAAACATATTGATTCATACGAACCATAACGATCAATATAGGCTAGTTGCTGTTAGCCAAGAACCACAATGTTCATAAAAACTCTTTAGCAACAGGAACGAAGCG